GAGTTCAGGGTCACACGGGGCAGGGTGGCCTGCAGGTACACACGGTGGATCAGGTCACCGTTGCGCTGGATGGTGCAAGTCACCTTGCGACCGAAGCCAGGAGAGCCGTTGAAGGGGTTCTCAATAGACTCCATCGCATAGTTGGTGTGGCGGCGGTACACCACCTTGAAGAAGGTAATCTGGGGATTACCGGTCAGGTACACGTCCTGAGCGCCATAAGCTACAAGCTGCATCAGACCACCACCCGTCATTTTTGTTTATACCCTCTCCTTAGAAAATAATTCTCAGAAACGGGGAAATTTCGGGAAAAATCTGCCGGGAGGGTTTCATTTCCGAGATTGGAAAGTACCCCAACCGTCTAAACAAAAAGGGTGCTCCTAGTTTAGAATGAGTTCCAACGATGCATTTTTCAGCATACGCCCCACACGGCGGAGTAACCCAGAGTGTCGTACAACGCTGGATGCATTACACAAACATCATATGCACCGTATCCAGTCTAAACATGATAACACGGACCATATACGGGCCAATATATCTACATGCGATGGTCATATTGCGCTGAGTAATACAGATATGGAGTATTCAAATTGGAATGAGAAAAAAATGGCGGCCCAGAAGGAGCTCGAATATTTGGAGAAGAATACGGAACTCTATGACTATTTTTTGAATGCCGGCCAGGTCTTGTACGATTATTATGATATTCAGGATAAAATCCAGAGCGGAGTTTCGCCTATCCAGAAGAAGGCGGTCACGAAGAAGCCGGGGAGTGTCTTGGCGGCCTTAGAGGAGGCGGCGGCGGGAGCGCAAGCGGGGGCGGAAAAGGGACCAGAGGGGGCGCCAAAGGGGGAGGAGTTGGGGAGAGACAAATTGCTGGAGAGTTATTTGCAGAAGATAGACCCTGCGCATGCCAGGTCGTCGCACGAAATCGAGTTCGAGACTTTTGGGGACTGTCCCCACTGCGATACGGAAATGATTTTTAGTGCGAATGAGGCGAATTTCACCTGCAGCAATTGCGGTTTCCAGGATTTCGTACTCGTCGATTCGGATAAGCCATCGTACAAGGACCCGCCTCGAGAGGTTTCCTACTATGCGTACAAGCGTATCAATCATTTTAACGAGTGGCTGGCGCAATTTCAGGCGAAGGAGACGACTGAAATTCCGCAAGAGGTGTACGATGCGATTTTGGTGGACCTCAAGAAGGAGCGGATTATGGATTTTCGGACGCTGAAGGCCTCGAAGGTCAAGGAAATTCTGAAGAAGATGAAATTCAATAAATACTACGAGCACATTCCGCACATTATAAATCGGCTGAACGGGCAGACGGCGGCGGTGATGAGCAGAGAAATTGAGGAGAAATTGCGGTACATGTTCAAGGAAATTCAGCCGTCGTTCCAGGCTCACTGTCCGAAGGACCGGAACAATTTCCTCTCGTATTCCTACGTTCTGTACAAATTCTGTGAATTGCTGGAGCTCGACGAATACCTCTCGTGTTTCCAATTGCTCAAGAATCGGGACAAATTATATGTGCAGGACAAAATTTGGCAGAAAATTTGTGCGGACCTCTCTTGGCAATTCATCCGTTCGATTTAGGGGTGTTGCCCCAATTGTTGGGAGCTATGGAATTTCCATTCCTCTTGCCCAAATTCAGACGGGCCAGTCTAGTTCTATTTCGGTTATTGGCTGGCCAGTTCCCGGAATTAACATCGCTGTTGTTTTTCTCACGATGGAGTGTTCTCGCCATTTTTCTTAGCCTTCTCGTTCTCCGCCGTTTTTGTTCGTTTTTCCAATAATTCCGAAGATGCCGTTCCATTTCTAATAGATTCATAGACTTTTAGTATATGAATCTATTCAATTTATTATGAACGCTTGCGTCTATTAGCACGCTAGCTTATTATCTCGGGAAGCCTACCAGGTTTGCGCCCATACCGAATCCGGCACCCTGGCGAGCAGAGTAGCCGATGCTGGGAGACACAACATCCAGAATTGCAAATACGGCCGCAGCGACGATGCCGAGGCTCAGAATTTCCTCCGCAGGCAGAGTGCGCTTAGGGATGAAAATCGCAGCCACCGCCACAAAAAGACCCTCTACAAGGTATTTCACGCAGCGATTGAGAATTTCGGCCGTAGTGTCCATTATACTTCTATAATAGAAATTTTAGCGGCCGCTGCGTTTCCACTTAAACTATCCTTTTCAAAAGAGGAGTATAGAGATGGCAGAAGAGCGTGAGGATTTCCTGACAGAGGACGCCCCGATTTCCGGACAGAATTTCTGTCTGCTGAGTTTTTTGAGCCCGGAGAATGTTCTGAAGAACAAGAGCATCGCCTTCTTCAACGCCTTTTTGGAGAATTTCGAGTACAGTCGGCGTGTGAAGACCTTCGAGGAGTTTCTCATGAACACGGTGAAGGGCATCAACGATAAGCTCAATACAGAGGCGGATGCGGCGGAGCTGAAGGACCTGAGTGGGGCTGCACAGACGATTCGGGACGCTCGTGTCTCGGTGGATAAGACGATGAACGCATTCCAGGCCTATCTGGAGGCCGCAAAGAGCGAGCTGAAGGAGTCGAAACTGAAGGAGATGTATGATGAGTTCCTTTACACGAATCGCCAGAAGCTGGAGGACAAGTTCTACGAGGCGAATGAATTCCGGACGACTGTCCGGGGGCTGAAGATTCGGGGAACCTATTCGACGAAGGAGGAGGCTGTGGCCCGGTCGAAGAAGCTGCAGCGCCTCGACCCGACACACAATATTTTCGTGGGTGAGATTGGGAAGTGGCTTCCGTGGGATCCGGAGCCATCTCAGGTCGCAGAGCAGGAATACGCAGAGGAGGAGTTGAATACACTCATGAAGAAGTATAAGGAGAATGAGGAACAGAAGGACCTCTTCGAGCGTGAGAAGCGCACGAAGATGATGGGGGCCTCTAAGAAGCCCGTCGTGGGGGGGTCCGAGGTGACTTCCGTTGATAATAGTGTCGTGGAGCAGACCGCCGGAATGTTTTCGGGGTCTGGACCGGCCGATTTGGCGATTGCACGCAAGATGGAGAATAAGATGGATTAAATACGAATAACGGATATCTAAGATATCACATATTCGGTTTTATAGGCCACAAGATGACTTGGGCGCATTCACAGAGTGGCAGACATTATTCTGGCAGAATTCACCCTCGTCGCAGGTGACCCCTCTGCAGTCTACGTTGCGAAAGCCCTCAGGGAATGCGGGGGCGAACATATTCCGCAGATACGGTAAGCCCACCAGAACAAGGACAACAATCAGCAATAGGGCGCCAACTGCATTAGAGCCACCTTTCTTAGACATTCTATATATATCTAAGAAATGTGGAGGCGCATACCGTTAGCGTGATGTGCGGAAGTTAAGTAATTGCCTGGAGGCGCTTTTTGAATGGGCCCTCTATCACCTCTTTTTCATTCGACGATACATTACCCGCAGCAGCTAACACTCTTATATTATAGCGCTGCTCTTCCTCATATTTTGGCCAAGTTCTAGCAGGCGCACCTATAGTACTATAGTAATTTGGCGAAAGCGACTGAATACGCTCGGCAAATCCGTCCGGGGACATTCGTTTAAGAATCGGGACAGATAGGAGAGTCAGAACGACGATAATCAGGAGGAGGGCTATTTTATACCGGCGAATGAAAACGGCCAGTAACAGAAATAATCCGAGAAGTAGTATGGTAATTCTCGGATTCTTTCTGCGCATACGATATTTTGAAGGCATCCTACTCTATGCGGGCAGGAAGAACAGGAAGAGGGCGCTTCTCCTGCAGCCGCTTTGCATCCGTATTGATACACAGGCCATTTCCGCACTTTGTTCCTTCCGGGCACGACTCTAGTCCAACGCCGCATGCACGCGCACGACCTCCGTATAAAACGGGCATCTGGAACGACTCCAGAGAGGGGGTACTATAATTCAAGGCCGGCCCTATACGCAAATAACGGTCTGCGAGCAACAGAGCAATCGCAGCAGCCGCCATAAGACCGAGTTGCGCCCCTATAGAAATCATGATGACACCTACTGTTTCTTATGAACATTAATTGCGGGCCCTTTCAGTCGCTTCGCCGCATTCGGATCATACGGATTCATCTCGTCCTCCTTTGCCTGGTAATAAGAGGCCGAGTGTTGCCAGAACTCCGGGGCACCAATTCGGAAATCGGAGTGCACGTCGGCCTTGTACCAGAAAATGCAGTCCTCCAGCTTCGCAGACTGGCTCGTATTGTCAATCACGAGGCACTCGTAATTCTGCGTGCACTGGTCCATAATCTGGCAGAAAAACTCGAACGACGGAAAGGCCGAGGCATAGTTGTCAAAAATGCGTTTCCGATTATTGAGGTACGGCTCACGGAGGATGAATACGAAGTCCACATTCGTACGGAGCGCCGGCTGAATACCGAGAGGGTACTGCATAGTAATCAAGAAGAACGCCTTCAGCCACCGCCCGTTCATGAAAAGATAGCGAATATTCTTGTCGTGAGTCCAGCTGTCGTCGTACATACAGTCGTCCAGAATCATGAATGACCGGGGGTCCACACGGCTTTTCACTTGCATTAGTATGTCCTTCTGGATTTTAGCCATGATGAGTTTCTGGCGCTTCACGAAATTCGCCAGAATAATCGGGTTGAACTCACCGTGAATGAAGAGGGGGGGAATCATTTTTCCGTAGAAGGAGTTGGACTCCTCCGTGCCGCTGATGACGGTGCCGAGGGGCATGTCCTGGTGATGAAAGAGGAGGTCCCGAACGAGAGTGGATTTGCCCGTTCTGCGCCGCCCGATAAAAATCACTACGGCATCCTGAGGAATCCGCTTCATATCGAACCGCTTTATGTTGAAATTTACGTGGGAGCTGCCGGCCATCTTTGACTACACACCCGTATGTTTTTTTTTGCGTTTTTAAACTTGGAGGATTGTTCTTTGCATGTGGGAGAACGATGCTCCGGGGTCTTTCCATTAAGAAACCGAGCTTTTACTCCGGACCGATGCCCGACGATATGCGCACAATAAGAGGGTATTCGGGGCTACAGACATCTTTCCCCAGTCTTATGGGGCTGAATTCGGCGATTAAGGATGTTCACGGCGAGGAGGTTTGGATGGACCATGCGTGGCGGGTTGTTGGGGCAGATATAACAGGTGGGACTGGCACATGTGCGGTGAAAATCCAAAAGAACTCGGGCGGGACGGGAGTGAAAGAGCACGAGGTCTTTTTGAAAGTGACACATCTCTTGGACCCGATTCACTGGATTCGGGGAGAGTATTCCGTGCCGAATGACGCCGCACTCCCTGGCGACCAAAAGACTTGGGCGGCGGCCTGGAAGAAAATCCACGACCCTTGGAATCAGGCCTACGTGGAATCGGTGGCATCGTATGCGCTGGGGCGTCTCTATGAGGAGGGCGTGACGCCGCATTTCAACACCTTTTATGGGGCGTATTGTGGAAAGGCGAAAAAGTATCGCTACAATCTCACGGAGGACTTCTACAGTTACAGGAACGAACGGTGGTTTTGGCGGGGCTACGACAGGAGCCGTTTTAAGATTTCTGTGAGAGACCGGAAAAATCCGGATGCGCTGGTTCCGGAGGAAGTGCAGAAATTCGTCTTTGACATGAACTGCGATTCTGGCTACAGCTCTTCGATAGATGCGAGTGGGTCCGAGGAAGAGTTGGACAATATTGTAGTGAATGGTGCGGCGGCAGAAGGCTCTATACATTCCGCCGACTCTATGAGCGATGTATCCTATACGAAAGATGCGGAGTCGGATGCGAGTAGCCTCTCTAAATCCAGCCTCATATTAGATAATTATGAAATACATGCAGAGATGTCAGACTATCCTGTTATGCTCATTTTTACGGAAAAGAATGATGGTACGATGGAGGAATTGCTGACCAACTTCGAGAAGGTTGGTGCGAGTCCTGGAATGGTCGAATGGGAGGAGCGCTGGGCCGCATGGCTTTTTCAGATAGTGGCGGCGCTCACGTGTGCCCAGAAGATTATCGGGTTCACACATAATGATTTGCACACGAATAATATTGTATGGGAGATTACGGAGAAGGAATTCCTGTATTATCGGACGGGGGCGGGAGTCGTCTACCGTGTGCCGACGTTTGGGAAGATTTTCAAGATAATCGATTTCGGCCGGGCGATTTACACAATCAACGATGAAATGTATGTGAGCGACGATTTCCGAGAGGACAACGACGCAGGGGACCAGTACTATTTCAGCCCGCTGTGTGAGGATTTCGAAAAGGAGGTGCTGCCCAATCCGTCATTCGATTTGTGCAGGCTGGCCGTGAGTCTGTTGGATAGTCTGTTTCCCACGAAGCCGGATGAGATTGAGGACGGGGATATTCTAAGTAGCGAGAAGGGGCTCGTGGTCAAAGAGACGGTCTCGGAACTCTATAATCTGCTCTGGTCGTTCATGATTGACGATGCGGGGAAAAATGTCTTTATGAATGCGGACGAATCGGAGCGTTTTCCGAATTTTGATTTGTATAAACATATTGCGGAGTGGGTGCATGTTGCGGTGCCTGCCGAGCAGGTGGCGAAGCCGATATTTGCGTCCTACATTTGGAAGGGGGCGGCGGAGGCTTCGGCGAAGGTGTACCCCCTCTTTTGTTGAGATCGGGTGGTCATTAAAAACTAGAAATCAATCGTTAGACTAATGATTGATTATTAGCGTTTTGTTGAATAACGTTGTGGGTTCCATCATGGTGTAAATTCGACACCTGGAACGGTATGGGAATACATCGGCAACCGACTTTCTTGTGTGAGTGTAATGACTCGTACGAGAGATGTTTCCGTAAAGCATACGTATAGATACTTACCGTCGTCGCTTACCGTAAGAGCATGCAAATCATTACCTGTTGAGTTCATAAGAGAGGGGTGTCCATCTTTAACAAAACTTGTATAACCATTATTCGTTGTCATATACCCTTCCCAGTTTCCGGAAAAAAGCTCTAAGGATGGTCCACACAAATTCATTATAGTAACAGTATTGAACGCCTTGAGATTTGGAATATATACAATTCTAGGATTAGTACCAATATTAATATCAGAAATATAGAGGGTATCTCCATCGGGGGAAACTGCCATACCCCTTGAAGCCCAGTTACCACTCAAAGAAATACCTAAATACAATATTGACACACCTTTGTCTATTGGCGAGTACCGTACTAATCTTCCGTTATCAGTAATTAGATAAATAAGGCCGGATTTACTGACTGTGAACGCCCTAGGATATGAAGCAACTTGTATTTGCTCTACTGTAAAAGGCAGAATCGTTGTGACAGTCGCAGTAGCGGTGGGTAGATATGTTACAGGGTCAATCGGATTAATCGCCCGAAGACAATTATTTCCGCTATCCAAGACATATAGCGTTGTTCCATCGGGGGATATCGCCCATTTTTGAGGACTACTCCACTGGGAAGCGGTAAAAGCAACAGCCTGGCCGAGTGCTGGGGCTGTACCCACCCCCGTTGTGCTGTAGAATGTAGAAACCGTATTTGTTTCTACGTTTATAAGACGAAATGCCACACCATTCGTAGTCGTATTTCGGTTGAGAAGGTAGATGCAATTTCCATCAATAGACCTACACATATCGCAACTGCTGATATAAAGGATACCGTTACCAGGAATAGCGAAACCTCTGAGAAGGGCGGTACCTGGAGCGGAAATAGTAATTGGTGTATATGTGGCCGCAGGGCCGCCTGTAGGAGGGAAATTCGTAGCTGTAGGGACGACCAAGGTATTTGCAGTTCCATCGGTAAGTCCTTCAATTCCTGCGGTAGGTACTTGAGTGAATGTAATTGGTGAGGCAGGAGAACCCAAAAGTTGCG